TTATCACTGAACTCTTTAAGTTTCTCAAGTAACTCCATATTGGATTGAGGTGTGGCTAGGTCACGTTTGGTCATTGCAAATTTAATATAGGACTCTTTTATAGACTGTACCACGTTGCTTTCACCTACTATCTGGCTCTTGTCCAGTTTGTATGCTCTCTGATCTGAGAACGGGAACCATGGTGTGAACTGAAACCCACCCATCATATTAAACTCTACTAATACAGGTGTCTCAACCATATACGTGTTGTCGTTATTATGTTGGATGAATGCTAGAACATCATCGCCATTGATCATCTTAAAATGTCGTATATTAATATCTTCCATATTATATATTTATATCGTATAGCTTGTAGTCGAAGTGTTCCTTACTATAGATTTTAATCCTTTCAGCAGCATGCTGAAGAGTATAGTTCTTCTTGGACTTCCAATGTAAGTCATCAGCTATGTCATACACCTTAGTATTTTGGCCGTCTGATGACTTTCTTAGTCCCCTTCCGATACTTTGGAGAACCCTAATTTGGCTCTTACTAGGACTAGCAAATACAATGTTATGTAAACGCTTAATATTAATACCAGTAGAAAATGTGCCCATACTAGCAACAATAATTGCGTCATTTTGGGTTTCTGTGATAGCCCTAATTTCTTCCCTCGTGTCCACATCGGTCTCACCTGAGACATAGAATAACCTCCTAGCATTCCTTGGTAGTTCATTAAATTTCTTTTGCAACATGTCGTGTAGTGGTTTACCATGTTTGTCGACATATTGGAATAGTATAAGTGTGTTACCCTCGCAATCCATTGCTAGATTAGAAATAAAGTTATTCCTAGGCGTATATGATACTATAAAATCAAGCTCTTGTTGGTACGTCCCTTTGGATACAAGCTTACAATATTCCGGGCCGTACTTCAATAACAGTACATTAATATCCAACTGAGCTAGGTCGTTACTGTCCATAAGTTTCTTAGTAGTAGTAACTCTATGAACCGGCCCAAATAGACCTTCTAAGACAAGCTGATGTGTTTGTGTACCATCTAATGTTCCTGTAGTACCCATACGATATTTAGCCTCTGTGCATTTTTCGAGGATAGCAGTCAATGACTTAGCTTTAAAGTTATGTGCTTCGTCACCTACCACCATTCCAAATGGCTGGAACCACGCATGAGTCATTTTATAAATGGACTGCCATGTAGTTATTATAACTCTAGGTTTAATATCATATTTCTCTTTGCCCGCATAAATCTTATGGCAGTTCTCTGTGACGTTCCATTCATCAAACTGGGAATAGTCACCAAAGTCCGAATACATCTGTTCAACCAAAGATGTTGTGGGTACAATCAGAAGTACACTCTGATCTGATTCTTCCAAGAAAAATCTAATAGATAGATAAATGATTAGCGACTTACCAGAAGCCGTAGGTGATAGTAGTAGTGACTGGCCATTAGTTAAAGCATGGTGTACTGCGTCCAACTGATAATCTCTAGGGGTTATCTTATCGCCGCCAGCAGTCAATGTCACCTCAGCCAACAATGACTCTAAATCAATGACATTCTGAGTACCAGCCATACCATAATAAGAATTAGGCTCAAACTCTAGGTCATACTGTCTAGCATCGGCAAATTCTTTTAGATATTTGAACAGACCTGTATATAGAACTTTCTTCCTTAGATCATATAGTCTAATCTTGCCATCCCACATGCGATTTTTATATGCAGGCATAAACTTATAACCCGGGACATAAAAACAGAAGTGTTCACTGAGTTCCATTTCTATAGAAGGATCTGTTGCAATCTCTAGGAAGGCTTCGTTTTTCTTCTTGATTTTGAGCGTGTCGACCACTGAATAGTTCCATTGTAAAGTGTATAGTTATATTTATTAGTGCTCAAAGTGATACCATCAAAGTCGAGGATCTTTTCATTTGAGTTAGCTTGGATGTAGTCTCTTAGTTGTGAAAGCGAATTCCACCGGCCGTTACGTTTTTCTATCTGTTCTATCATATTATACGCCACTAGTGAATTTTCTCCACTCGATCATATTCTTGATATTCTGATGTCTCCACTTCACATTTTCCATGATCTCTTTAAGTATATCACACATCTCTTTTTGGTATTCAATTCGTGCCTGTGCCTTTTGAATTATAGGGTCGGCATCATACCACTTATCCATATCGCCTTTCAGTACGGTCAGGCCATTTAGTGGATCGTATTCCCACCCCTTACTATCTAATTCTACTTGTGATAGTTTCCCGTTGTAGTGCATGAACTTATCTCTAAGCGTAATCTTAAAGTCAAGCTCTAGCTTCTTCAACGTCATTCTATTAACGCTTAGTAGTTCTAGGTATTTGGAGTGTAATTTGGCTGAATCTCTGGAGGTTTCGTCCAATCTCATTTCATCAATGATGGAGTCCTTCTTCCACATATCCAGTATTTTTTCTAAGTTATTCATTATGTGCTCTCACTGGTTTAAGAATAGTCTGTTTTAAGTACTATTATACTATAAAACCAACCAAAAGTAAACCATTATTTTACTTCAAAGTATGTATATTTAAAGGTTGCATCCGCTTGCAGATACTCAATGTCGGTTTGTTGCGTTGAAAATTCTAGTGCAGATAGTGATGTTGGGAAACAATCTCTGAATGTGATTTCCTTAGAGACATTGTTGTGTGAAGTTAGTATGCTTAAAGTAGCATCAAACTTATAATTTTCGCCATCATTAATAATGTTATGCATCCAATTGAACATTTCGATGTAATTATCCATGTCTTCGGTTACATTAAAACGAATAGCTAGATCACTAAAGGTCAACCTATCACCAGTAAACGCGATATTTGAACCTCTGTATGGAGTAGCGGCTTCGGCTAGAGAGATGTCAGGTAGAGTGACAGCAGTACAAAAATATCCCACATTTGGAAAACTTGCTTCATCTATTTTAAACTGAAACCCTGTAGGGCTCAGAAAATTCTTGTTTGTAGTTAATGGCATATTTATTATCCTCTATGATATTATTTATACACATAAAAAAAGGGATTCCGAAGAATCCCTTTTAAACGTTTCAAGTTAGACTTGATGTGTTTACGCCATGATATTGTCGACTCTAAAGATTCTGAAGTAAGGGTTAGCACGATTAGTACCAGCTCCTGCTGCAGTTCCTACGAATGGGTTCTGTTGAACGCCATATCTAGTCTTGAAACCAATTCTTGGCTGGAAGTCATTCTCGCCAACAGCTTTAACCATAGTTAAAGGTACGTATGGGCAGTAGAAAATACCAGCATCATACGGGTTTTGGCCTCTATAACCAACACAAGCAAAGTCGCCTGTAGCATAAGGATCAATATAGACTTTCATTCTTCCGTTAAGTACACCAGCAAAAGTATTACCAGTATCATCAACATTCAAAGTAGTAGCAAGTGCAGGACTGTAATCCAATACACCAGCAGCAGCAAGTGCAGAAGCAACATCAGAAGAACAAAGAACAAAGTTGCCCTTTCCACGTCTAGTTTCTTTAGCAATTACGTTAGCTTCTCTTTCAAGTTGCATTACTAGGCCTTTGAACTTCTCAGCCATCCAACGTCCGTCTGAATCAGAACTCATGTTGAAGATACCAGAGATAGCAGTTGAAGCCTGAAGAGCACCAATCTTAGCTTTAGTAAGAACTGTTCTAACCATTTCTCTGTTGATTTCCGCAAGGATTTCAGAAGAAAGGATGTTAGCAAGTTCTGCTTCAGCATCTAGACCGTGTACAGCTTTAAGGTCTTGAGCAAGTTCCATAGTGTACTCAGCTTTAAGAGCTCTAGAAGTTGCAGTAACAGTAGCTTTCTCAATTGAGAATGCCATTTCACCGAAAGATCCATCGCCAGATGCGCCAACACCTAGTCTTTCTGCAGCAGCAGTAGTAAGGCCAGCACCGTGAGTAGAAACTGTATCAGCTTCGTCAGCAATAGTAGCATCCGAATCGGCATCACTAACACCAACAAGACCAGTAGGATCTGCTTGATGAGTACCAGTACCAGAGAAATCGGTATCAGCTTCATCATGAAGAGCTTCAGTTCCACCCTGAGTACTATATCTAGACTTCATTGCAAAGATAAGACCAGTAGGTCCAGTCATTGGCTGAACGCCAGCGATATCATAAGCAATAAGGTTAGGCATTGCACGTCTTACCAAAGAGATAAGAACGGGATCAAAAGTACCGAGTGCAGCAGCACCGATGTTGTTAGCAGCAGCTGCTTCAGAAATCATATTTCCTTGGCTGCTTCTTTGGTCTTCTCTCAAAGACATTTCTTGGTTTTCCAACAAGCGAGCTACAGTAGCCTTCTTGTGCTTATCAGTAATAGAAGGCACTTCAGCGTGCTCTAGTACTGGGTTCCATTTTTCAATTAAGTTTGAATCTGTGTTAAACATTTTATGTTTCCCCTGTTAAGATTATTTGTTATAGTTTGAGATAGCTTGTGAGTATCTAGACATAGAGTCAGAATTTACAGCAACTGGTGCTGAATCATTCCCTACTACGGCAGATGCCTCGTCCACTGATTCGCTAATATCTTTAGTAAAGTAAGATTCTCTAACAACTTTAACTTTCATTTCAAAGTTATCTTTGTTATCGAACTCAATGTCTTCAACTAAAGAAGATAGTTTTTCAGCTTCTGTGTGAGCAAGTCCCGAAGATTGTTCTCTAACTACTTCTGATCTTTCTAAAGTCTGAACAGACTCATGTAGTTTGATATTATCTTCTGTGGTTTTGTTTAAAGTTTCTTCAAGTTCAGCAACCTGTGAAGACAGTTCGTCTACTAGGTCAACCTTACCTTCTGGAACTTCGATGTAATGTTCTTTGAACACTGATTGAAGCGAAGTCATGAATTCATTAGCAATTTCAGTCCTAAGACCTTCTGTTACTGCAACTTCATTTTCTTTCATCCAGTTAGAGACTACATAGTTCAAGTAGGAATCAACCTTCTCAACTAATTCACCTTTAACATCGGATACTTCTTCTTCTAAGTTCTGCGCGTATTCAGTTTCTAGCCTTTCAACTTCATGAGCTAACTTACTAGTAAGTACAGCTTCAAAAATCGCTCCAGCCTTTCCTCTAAATGCATCAGATAAAGTAGCTTCTTCTGCAATCATTGCATCCAAATCTTCTTCAAAGTCTACAGATTCAACCTTAGCTTTGGCCTTTGATTCAGCTTTAGACTCTTCATCATCGTCTTCGTCTTTATCATCGGTTTCGCTTACAGCAGTCATCTTTGCAAACATCTTTTGCGCGTCTTCTTTTCTAGCAGCTTTCAACATATCAACGGCAGCTTGAATTACACCAGCTTTGGTTTTCGGTGTAGTAGGTGCAGCTTCTTTGACTTCTTCGTCATCTTCAGCTTCATCTTCTGCATCGTCTTCCTCAGACTCGTCTTCCTTCACTTTACCTTTAGCTTCATCAAGAACTTCTTCGTCTTCAACTTGTTGGTCTTCAACGAGCTCGTTCTCAAGCTCTTCAGCATTTTCTGATATGTCTTCTAGACCTACTAGAGTTTCATCTAGTTTATTTTCGTCTTTTGACATTTTTGTATTCTCCTATTAAGAATTTACAAGTTTAGAGAGGAAATTCTTAAAAGCTTTAATCTCAATATCCGACGAACGCATACCTCGAGCTTCCCTTATTTCAGTCTCAATTTTTTCAATTTCTTGTGGACAAAGAATACCGTTTTCCCATATCCATTCAACACCTTCCATGATTCCATTGACAAAAGCCTCTGGAGCGGAAGGGTCTTGGACTATATCTACAGTGGATAACATAAAGTCATCTCCCACATACGACGTTCCTTTCTTGTTCACAAGAGTTCCCATACCACGACTTGATACACCAAGCTTAACTCCACCTTCAAGAAGACCTTCAACGATCTTGCCCATAGGGGTATTAAGAATTGATGCTTTTCCTACAACATTACTACCTTCAAAACGAAGTTCAGTAATTTTGTGTGAAACTTTATCTAAGTTAATGGTCGGACCTTCGGGATGATTTAGTTCACCCACTGCTCGACCAGTACTTACCTGTTCTTTTACATACTTATTCACAGCACTTTCTAAAATGCGCTTCTCGTATATTCTGCCGTTCCTATTTTTGGAATCGGCTTGCATGAAAACACCCTCAATGAAATAACTCTTTGTGCCGTCTTTTTTGGCCTCAGTTATAACTTCAAGGTCACTATCATGATACTCACTAATCAGTCTCATTCTAGTTCTTCTCCCATTAATTTTATAAAATCATTTGCAGATTTTTCTGCATCTTTAGGCGACTTAAAGCTATCATCTAGCTTATCGCCGTTAATATATACAATGTACTTTGATCCCTTCTGGGATATGACAATGTCTACCTTCTTAGATTTACCACCCTTAAAAGCATTAACCTGTTTTTCGCCGGAACCAAGTGTAAACTTCTCTCGGAGTTCTGCAAATGATTGCATTGTTATTCCTCTTCTGTAGAAGCTTTACCTATCTGAGATGCGATATCAATCTTTTTTGCATCTAGGGCAGTTTGCATTTTACTTGACATTAGTCCTTCAAAGTCTTTTTGAGCTTGTACGTTATCACCGCCCTTTAAACTATCCACTAAATTTTCTATTGTCATTGTATGTTCTCCTTATATATTTATACAAAATGATCCTTCTGGCTTAATCATCCCACCTAGGATCGTCATCTTCTGGCGCATCAAGCTCACCAGCTTTTTTCTCAGCTTCAATCTGTTTCTGCATATCTTTGATATCATCATCAGTTTGACGTAGAATACTCTTTCTTACCCATTCATTAGATATATACTTACCCACGTATTCATCTACTGAAGCTAACATTTCAAACCGTTCTCTTACGATCTCAGTTTCTTTTAGCTCGGCAAAATAGTTATCTTCGATATAATCAAACGCAATATAACTCTTCCAATCGTGCCAATCTTCTTTAGTGATAATACCTTTCAGTAATAGTTGTGTTTTAAGTAGCTGCATGAATGTATCAGAGAATCTCTTCCGTAATCTATCAATAAACTTCTTAAACTTAATCTCATCACGTGATATTTCAGTGCTTCTACCTAAGGAGAATGTGTTCTCCGACTCCAATCTTTGAGCAGGAACATTGAGAGACTTGTATAGCTTCTTTTGGAAGTATATGATATCATCTATCTGACCTAGGTTTTCGCCACCAGGCAATGTAGTGATTTCTGTACCCCTACCACCTTCTCTACGCGGCAAGAAGAAATCTTCCAGCATTGACATATGCTTACGATCATCTTTAATGTCACCAGTAGAAGCATCAT